GGATCTCATGGAGATCAGAGTTCTACATCGACACCCACGCTCGAGGAGCTACAGCGTCAATTCGCCGATCTGCAAGCTACTCATACGAAGGTTCTTTCTGATAACCAAAAGTATCGTCAGAAGAAACAAGAGCAGGAAGCAGCAGATGAAGCTAAGAAAGCAGAGCAAGCCAAGCTTTTACAAGAGCAAAACCAGCACAAAGAGCTTGCAGAGCTACGTCAATCCGAGATCGACAAGCTCAAAGCTGAAATTGCGCAACGTGATAGCGAGATAGCCAAACGAGACTATGAGGCACTAAAAGCCAAAGTTGCATCTAAACACGGTTTAGCACCTGAGCTTGCAATACGTCTCGTAGGCACAACAGAAGACGAACTCGACAAGGATGCTGCTGCTCTCAAGAAGATTACAGGCGAGTCGCAAAAAGGCGCACCTGGGAACGGGCCAAATCCCAGACCAGCGGGCGCACCCTCTATCGAACAACGAGAAAAAGAAGATTTTGAACGGTTACGCCGCTCTGGCAGGTATGGTCACATAGCATAGCACTACGAGCGGCATGAGGAGTATATCATGACCGCTATTACGAGGAGTAACGCGGGCCTAGCCACTATGACACCTGGGCATGAGCATAGCCTTTCAGGCTATCTAGCAGGTGAGGATCTGTCAGCCGGGAGTGCTTGCTACATCAAGACATCCGATGGCAAGGTATACAAGTCCAAAGGACTAGGCTTAGCTGCTCCCGATTCCCCTGCACTTACAACAGCCACATCAGGCGGCACGGTAGCAGCTGGCTTTCACGGTGTCAAAATCACTTACAAAAGCGCGAACGGTGAAACCGTTGCCTCTGAGCCAGCCTACATCACTACCACAGGCGCTACCAGCACCATCACGGTAGTATCACCAGCAGCTGCTGGTAGTGGTGGAAATGCCGCTACACACTTCCTAGTCTATATGACACCTCCAAATGGTGGACCATTCAAACTGCAAAATGGCGCGGGCACTGTGATTGGCTCAAACTTTACCCTTACAGCACCCGCTGCTACCAATACGGCAACACCTCCCACTTCCAACACAACCGGGGCGGTATCTGCTCGAGTTGATGGCTTTGCTCCAAAGGATTACCTCTCAGGCCGAGCGTGTACCATCTATTCGGGTGTCGAGTTCAACTATGGCACAGGGCTCACGCCAGGGACGCTTCTCTATCTTGACGACACCACAGCGGGTGCTCTCAACGATACGGCGACGGCTCTAGGTACGGCTGTAGTAGGTGTTGCGACGACTTCTACCACTGTTCACGTTAAGCGAAGCTATTAGCTCGCAATAGAAAGAAAGGAGCTAGATAGCAATGCCAAACGGCACATTAAGCATCTTCGATACCCTTGGAGCACGCAAGGTAGCAGCGGGGGACCTGATTGGCCTCTACGATCCCGCTACAATCTACGAGCAGGTGAAAATACGGTTTAAGTCTCACAATCTTCTCATGTCGATGTTAGAAGCAGACCTCTTTACCGATACTACGGCCCGTATGTATACGTGGGGGAACGTGGCAACGACGGCTATGATGAAAGCCGATGAGTTTAGCCGCCCGCGTGCCTCTAAAATGCAGACCGATCCGGTAGAAGGTGGCTTCCCGCTCGATAAATACCAAGTGGCCTATCAGGTTACCGATGAGTTCATGCAGACAAAAACCATGGGCGACCTTGACACGGTGATTACTGCGAACATGGATGCCGATCAATCTAATCGTCTGACTATTCTTCGTGATGTCCTGTTTAATCCGACCAACAACCTGACCTACAAGGATATATCAGAGGACAGCTACACGCTCAAGCTCCGTGCATTTTTAAATGCTGATACTGCCTATATCCCAAATACAAAGTACGGTGCGACATTCAATGCGTCGACTCATACCCATTTCTTAGGCACTGGCAGCTTTGTAGCCTCCGACCTTCTGGCACTCATCAGAACAGTACAGGAGCATTACCCTGAGCTTCCTCCCAATATTCGCGTCTATGCTAATGAAGCGCAAGAAGCAACCATAAAAGGATTTACAGGCTTTTATGCCTACTGGGATAAGCGTATAGATCCGGGTGCTAATCAGGCACGTGCCGTTGGTGATCTCGACATGTCCCAAACAGTCGATAGGCCTATCGGTGTGTTTGATGCTGCGACCATCTGGATTAAGCCATGGATGCCTGCAAACTACTGCTTTGCTTTTCATCCCAACGCCCCAAAGCCTCTCAAACGTCGTGTTCGCCAAATTGCTGGTGGCACACGTGGTGACCTCCGTATTGTCGCCCAATTCCCTGATTATCCTCTCTATGCCGAGATGATGGAGCGTGAGGAAGGATTTGGCGTCTTCGAGAGAAGTAACGGTGCGTGTCTCAAGACGGACAATGCCACTTATTCAGCACCAAGTGCATGGAGTCTCTAAACATGACAAAAGAAGAGAAAAAGGTAGAGGGCATGCCTGATGCTGTAAGCCTGCCCTTTATCACAGGAAAGAGCCCTGAGATTGTCAATCTTCCCAAGGCCGTCAATCCTGTGCCAACGCCACAAGCCATTGACACGACTGTTGAAGGTGGTCGGTACCTCGTGGATGGCAAGCTTGTCAACTGCAATGGAGAGCCGATCAAGGAGTAGCACGTGCTTAGGACGGATGCAAGCGCATATCTTACAGAGGAATATAGGGAGTTGGCTGATGAAGCTGGTTTCACCACAGACCAGACCAATAGTGCCTATTCAGTAGCTACTGACATGGCTCTAAGACAGCTTGGCTATGAAGAGACTGCTCTCTCGACTGCGGATGTGCCACAAGCGGACGTTCTGAAGTACCTCGCGCTACTCAACTACTACGCTCTCAATCGCTTCTTGAAGATCTTTGCCAAAGAGCGCGATACAGCGGCTGGTAGTGGAGCGATTAACATCAAAGACTCTCAGATGTTCGATCAAGTGTCAAAGCTCATGGGGCTAGCTGCTCAAGAGGTAGCCGCGTACAACATTAGCGTAGGTGGTGCTCAAAGCTACGGCATGGGATACATCAATCTTGACTTCTTAGCGCCTAGTACCACTGCGGAGTTCTGATTATGGCTATCACAGATGCAAAGCTCGCAAAACTTGGTCTCAAAGTCGAAAAGAAGGCCATGAAGGACGACTGCGAGATCCTGGAAAAGAGCAAAACACCGAACGAGAGCGGAGGGTACAGCTATGTCTGGGTGGTAGTCGCAACCGTCAAGTGCATGGTCATCGCGCCTACAGCAAGGCCGCTTCAAAACATTGTAGGCCAGCAAGTTGTATCAGAGGAAGATGTGTATATCCATCTTCCATACGGTACTACCGTTAAAGAGAGTCAAAGACTGAGAATAAAGGGTATCGTGTATCGCATGGTAAAACACCTTATAGGCTCGTTTGATGTGACGTGCAAGGTATCAGCAGTGTACTCAACACTGGATTAGTCATGATCATTCTTGAAGTTACTGGCATACAAGAGACGTTCAAATCTATAGACAAGACTATAGCACAATACGAGAAAGACGTAGATGAGACGTTTAAGAAGGCAGGGAAACTTTGGGAGAAGACAGCAAAGTCTAGGGCGCGTGTACGCACTGGACGCATGAAGAACAGCATTCAGTACATACATACAAGTGAGTTGGGTATAACAGGTGGTTTGGGTATAGTTCCGGTCTATTATGCGAAGTGGATAGAATTTGGAACAAGAAGAAACAAAGCATATCCTTTCGTTTTACCAGCATTTGAGATTGCAAAACGGTATCTCTGGACAGAGTTGAGGAAACTATGACAGCAAGCCAAACATCGCTACTCGAGCTTCAGACGGCTATCATAGCCAAGCTCACGGATGATCCTGACCTGATGGAGATCATCACAGGCGTGTTTGACTTCGGTGCTGTCCCTGATGAGCCAGAGGAGAAGCCCGACTTTCCTTACATCACCATAGGCAACGCCCTGGAATTCTCGAAGGACGGCTTCAGCACACCGGGCTATGAGACCACTCAGCAGCTTGATATCTGGACGAACTATGGAGGTTTTGAGCAGTGTTACATAATCTTCAATTTTGTGCAAGCCTTGCTCAATCATCAGTCTCTTACCTTAGATACGCTTTTCAACGTGTACACAGAATATTCACGTTCTGAACCTTTGTTCGATCCTGATGATAAGACTATCAGGCGCTTGAATGCACAGTACGATACATTCAGTCAGGAGTTATAAGCCATGGCAACAGCAGCGAATCCGGTAGTTATCACGGTAGCAGCCGCTACTCTTCACGACATCATGAGCTTTGAAGAGAGCTTGAAACGCAACCTAGAAGACACTACCTCTTTCAGTCAGACGACACCAGGGACGACCACAAGCCTGCCAACGACCTACGAGGGCGACTACAAGTTTAGTGGCTCTTACAGCATTGCAGATACCGCCCAGCTTACCTTGCGCACCAACTTTCTTGCAGGTACTCTCACCGTCTTTACCTTGCTAGCACAGGGCGAAACACGCACATTTAGCGCATATATCAACGAATACAACGTTAAGGGTGAAACCAAGGGCAAGATTAATCTAGACATTTCCGTGAAGTTGAACGGTGCATTAGCCATAGCGTGATTTGGCTTGTAGAGGTGAAACATGGCAATTGCGGCTTATAACTCATCGATATATAAAACGTCAGGTGCTGCTGTTAGCTTCACAAATGAGGCTATGACAGATAGTGGCGACAAGACAATATACAGTATCACAAATACTGCCAAGCGCTATCTCGACATTGATACTGCTGTGGTCGTTCAGGTTGAACACGACGAGGTTCAGACGGTTACGATCACAGGTAGCCCATCGGGCGGTGACTTCACTCTCACGTTCGGAGCCAACACCACATCAGCTATCGCTTACAATGCGTCCGCTGTAACGGTACAAACAGCTCTGAGGGCTCTTGCAAGTATTGGTAGTGGCAATGTGAACGTGAGCGGGTCGGCAGGTGGCCCGTACACAGTCGAGTTCGTGGGCTCACTGGCTAATGCTGCTCAATCCTTGCTCACAAAGAACGCGGCTGGCCTTACAGGTGGCTCATCTCCAAATGTAGCCATTGCTCGAGTACAGGCTGGCTCAACTTGGACAACTGTCTCAGCTACTACCTACACACTCATCTATCCAGGTGCGACGGTCATCTTTGGCATTGCCAACGCACAAGGTTCTACGGTTCGGCTAGCCAGCGGCAAGTACTACGTACCGTCTACGATCGGAGGAGGCCACGCGCTCGAGTTCTCAGGGAAGATGAACCTAGAGGATACGACCGAGTGGAATAGCACAGGCACGCACTCATTTACGCCTACATGCAAGGAAGGGGATATGAAGTGGGATGTGTGGTACACGAACGCGGCACACGTGAGCAGCCTTACAGATGGAAGCAGGCTCATCACAAGTGCCGTTTTACCTGACAACTCACGTTTTGAGGGATATTGCTTCTACAATGAGACAAGCCTCAAAGGTGAAACAAAAGGTGTACTTGACTCCAATCTCTCGTTTCACTTCACAGATCAATTTTACATGTACTAGAAAGTAGACACTCTTTATGGCAAAATTTACGCGTGAACAAGCACGTGAAAAGATCATGAACCGCAAGAGGCGGATGCAAAAGCTCGAGATAGAGTTACCGGATCTCGAAGAATTGAATGGTGAATTAGCACTGCAAGAGCTGAGCTTAGGAGACTATGACGACGCGGAGAAGCTCAGCTTGGATGAGAACAAAGAAGAAGATCAGCTTCTCAGTGGATGCGTACTTGTTGCTCGTTCTGTCGTGTTGTACGCCACAAAGGAACGCCTATTTGAAGACACGGATGCTGAGTGGATGAAACAGGAATGGGGGACAACCGTGATCATGCCTCTCATCGAAGCAGCAAAAGATTTCTCTGGTAAGTCTGGTGAAGCATACGAGAATGCCAAAAAAAACTACTTGATTCGCCAAAAACAAGGTTCAGCTACTTCCTCAGAGAAAAGCTCGGAGGTACCTGGACAAGACGAGAAATGATGCACAGAATGGATGATGATGAGTTCTATGGGTGGATGGCATACTATGATATCTTGGCAGATGAAGTTAAGGCAAGAGAAGAAGAAGCCAAGGCAGAGCAGGAAGCATTAGAAGCAAAGTACAACAATAAGTAGAGGCAAAATGAGCAGCAATATCACATCGCAAGGGATAGCGGTCAGCTTCAAGGGTAACTTAACCGACTTGAAGTCTGCAACCGCTGGTGCAAAAACGCTCATCCAAGGTGTGGGTAATGCTGCTAAGACCTCTAGCGCCTCTATCACCTCATCATTCAAAGCGGCTACCTCATCCATGCAAAGCTTTGCTTCCAGTACACGAACGGCTGGTGAAGGTTCCTCAAAACTTGCCTCTCTCCAATCAAGAGCGGGTGTAGCAGCAAAGCAGCTCGCCGTAGCAGAGGCGAATGCTGCTCTCATGCTGAAGCGTGCCGCCGACATGGAGAATAGCGGCAAGGCTAGTGCTGAGCAGCTCGCCGTAGCTCAAAGTAAAGCCGCTCTTGCTGCTCAACAAGTCCAATCAAAGCAGGTCGCACTGGCCAATGCTATGCAGAAGGTCGTCTCTGAGGAGAAGTCTCTTGCTAACGCTACTGCTCAGGATACGCGTGAAATGGGCTCGTTTGCCAATGGGCTCAATGTTATCAAGGGCGCTCTAGGCAGTGTAGGAACAGGTATTAGAAGCGCTGTATCTGGACTGGCTTCCTTTGCTAGTGTGCTGGGAGGACCAACTAGAGGCGCATTAAGCATTACAGGATCTGCTCTCAGGAGTATTGTGTCTGGACTGGTAGAGTTCGGCTCAAAAGGGCTCACATCAGGGACACAGGTCTCATCAGGCATGCAGAAGGCCGCAACCTCTGTACAGCATTTCAAATCAGAGTCATCAAGCATGCATGTCTCGTTTATGAGTGGCATAAAGAGCATGA